CCACCTACTACATACACAAAGAAGATCGGAGATAGTGATCCCGGTGCTAACTTATTCACGCACTTCGTAAAGAGAGATGAGACGAATAAGTACTGTGTTACAGTGTCTCTTGGAAACAGTGTATCGATTGGACAAGTAGGTGTTATCGATCTTGAAAGTGGTAACAATATACCAGTAACTGTAACTTCTATTGCTACTAGTTATCTTAGTGGTATCAACAATCCGTTAGCAGACTTGCGAGCGTTGACGGTAGCTGACGCTACGTTCTTAGTTAATACAAAGAAGGAAGTAAAAGTAGACACCAACCCTGCTTTGTTATCTAAGGATATACGAGATGATAATGGTAAGTACAATGCTTTGGTGTTTGTTAAGCTTGGAGATTACGAGAAGACCTACGATATATACTTAGAAGGTAAAGTTGTACCGCATGGAGGGACATCAACTAACAGTAATAAGACTCCACCGGGCGGACATACATACGAAAGTGGTTCCTCTAATTCTTCAGGCATACACGCAGATACAGAAGTTATAGCCGAAGACTTAGAGTCAGTACTGAATGCTTACTTAGGTAGCGATAAAATAATAGCTGGTCTTGAGATGGAGAACGGTAGTGGATTTACTCCGAGTCAGACACGACAAGGCTCAACAGGTACGACTGTAACTTACTCATTTAATATCGAACAGTTTGAGGAGGATGCAACTAGTCCCGGCAACCCAGACTTAAATCAAAAAATAGGATTCGGTGCTGGCGGTACACTTATTATAGGAACAAATGGGGCCGTGCAATCTTTTCAATTAAACCACAAAGGTACAGGATACGACTCTACGCAATCATCGCCCCCCGCCTACGATAAACCTTTTGTACTTACTATTGTAAAGAATCAGTCGGTAACAACAAGTTCCGGCGGCGGATGGAATAGTGCTGCGGGGCAATGGCAGCGAACCTACTCCACACAAACCTCTAAGACGGTATACACATCTTTCCCTTCGACTCCGAATGTTGTTATGCCTACCTTCACTCCTAGCTTACCATCAAGTGCTAATTACACAATAGAGCGGCAAGGAGCTGTTATAAAGATACAAGCAGACCACGACTTCTCTTTACGTACAGAGGATGGTTTAGCCAACGAAGGATTAGGTGTAGCTTATAAAGAAGTACCTAGTATAACAGACTTACCCAAGCGTTGCTTCAATGACTTCCGAGTGCGTGTCAGGGGAGATGCAGATATAGACCAAGATGATTATTACGTTATCTTTTCTACTAAAGATCGTGAAGATTTTGGAGAAGGCACTTGGGTAGAGACTGTTGGATGGGATGACGGACCAGAAGCTAAACGAGCCAGTAAAGGAATAGAGACCACGATTGATACCACTACTATGCCTATCGTTCTTGTAGTAGATAGCTACGATGGGGTAACGGGTAAGGTAGACAGTTTTACATTACAAGCCCCAAATGAATACGGGAATGTAGTAGTTAATGGAGGTGTGTATTACAACTTAGTAGAAGACCATATATCGAACAGTGATAACGAACCCGGTTCTTCTACGGATAGCAATGGAGATGGTATTGAGGATTGGAAAGACTATTGGGTAACCACAACTGCTGTCAGCTCCGCACAGCCATGGGAAACAAATGTACAGTATTTTGAGCAAGGAGCAGGATATGGTCAACGTAAAGCAGGTGATAACAACACCAACCCATTCCCATCCTTTGTAGGATCTACGATCAATGACGTCTTCTTCTTTAAGAACCGTTTAGGATTCCTCACAGATAGCAATGTTATCTTTAGCGAAGCAGATGAATACTTTAACTTCTTCCGTACTACTACACAACAGCTGTTAGACAGTGCACCGATAGACGTAGGACTGAGCCACACAAAGGTAGCGATCCTTCAACACGCTGTACCGTTCCAAGAGAAGCTGATGTTATTCAGTAAGCAGTCACAGTTTGTATTACGTGGAGCAGACATATTAAGTCCTAAGACTGTAGCTATATCTCCTGTTACTGAGTACGATATATCAGACAGTGTACAACCTGTAGCTCTTGGAACTTATATATACTTTACTTTTAGACGGAATGACTTTGAAGGGATGTACGAATACTTTGTTGATAACAACACAGAGACATTCCACAGCGAAGAGATAACCTCACAGATTCCTAAGTACATACCTACACAAGTAGAGAAGATAGCTGGTTCACAAGCAGAGAATACTATTGTTGTAGGTACAAGCGGAGATCGTAATACATTGTTTGTGTATAAGTACTTTTGGTCGAACAAAGAAAAGATACAAAGTGCTTGGATGAAGTTCACCTTTGGTCGGGAGATACGAGGGTTTGACTTTATTGACAGTAACTTGCATCTATTCACTAAGGACGACGATGGGTTACACCTTGAGAAGCTTACACTTGAAGATGGTATAAAAGATGCTGGGTTGGATTATACGTTATACTTAGACAGTAAGATAGATCACACAGTCGGTAGTCTTAATAATAGATTGACTACTAGCTACGACGCACCGTCTAAGACTACTACGATAAGCGGTTTTGAGTACGATCCAGCAGATGTAGTAATCTATACAAAAACAGGTAATAAAGTAACATTCACTAAGACTACTAGTACAGCAGGTACAGTTGGTGGTGATCTTACATCTATCGATTTCGTAGCGGGTATCCCGTACAATATGTTGTACAGGTTCTCCGATCAAACATTGAAGCAACCAACAGAGCGTGGTGGAAGAAGTGCATCTGATTACACATTCCAAACGATCCGTAACGGTAGTATAAACTACGCAGAGACTGGACACTTTACTGTAGAAGTAACTCCGAAGTTCAGAGATAAGTACACATACGCATTTAATCCTGACATCGTTGGGGCCAACTTGGTACTTAATGCCTTTACTCCACAGGACGGTCACTTCAGATTCCCCGTACAGTGTCAACCTAACGAAGCAAAGATAGAAGTTGTTAGTGATTCTGCTTTGCCAGTTAAGTTATTAGCAGCAGAGTTTGAATCTATGATGATACCGAGAAGCAGACGTTATGGAGCTTAGGATAGATGAAGCACAACTTGATATGGACGCTCCTGATCTGTATGAGGACCTGCGGGAGGAAGACATGTTAGAGATCCTTGGACTTATGAACCACCCACGAGACGCTGTGTATATGTCTTACGCTTGTAGTACAAAGTGTTACAGCGTGAAAGATGATCGCAACTATCTGTACTGCTCATTTGGTGTAGCTCCTATCGAAGGTACTAACATCGGAAGTGCTTGGTTATTAGGTACTAGAAGATTACCAAAGATTAAGAAGTTCTTCCTGCAACACTCAAAGGAGAAGGTATCCGATCTGTTAGATGGATTTGATTACTTAACTAACTTTGTTATGCGTACTAACACACTGAGCATTAGATGGTTGGAGTGGTTAGGTGCTGAGTTTAACGATTGTCAGTACGATAACTATCTGTCATTTATATTAGAGAGGAAGTAAAGATATGTGCAGTATTGAATTAGCAGCTTTAGCGGTTGGAGCTTTATCTTCAGGAGTTTCGTTTGCAGGTCAGCGTCAACAAGCTAAGGCTCAACAACAGTATCAAGCACAAGCAGCTGCTGCTGAACGTCTACGTTTCCAACAAGAACAAACCTCGATGCGTATGCGTCAAGCACAAGAGCAAGAGGCAGTCGGACGGGAACTTGAACAAGTAAGTCGTAAGTCACAAGCTGCACTTGCTAGAGCTAGAGTATCTGCTGGAGAAGCTGGAGTAGCTGGTGCATCTGTACAAGCATTGATGGACGACTATATGAGACAAGAAGCTGGGTACAGAGGTGCGTTATTACGACAACAAGAACTTGGCGGTATCGCTACAGGTATGGGTCTGGAACAAGCAGGGTTTGCTACACAACAACGTCAGATCGGTATTAACCAACCAATAGATAGACCTAGCTTCTTAGAGGGTGCATTAAGTACTGTTCGTGGTGGTCTTGAGGGATACAGGACTGGACTCGCTTTAAAGAAATAATTATGGCTAAAGAACGAGTACAAGTACAAGGGTTGGGAGACGTAGTTCCCGGCATTCAGCCGACTATTCAACGGGGCGGTCAGTACGCCGTGCAAGTTCAACGAGCAGGTCGGAATAAGTTGATGGACTTGGCTGATGCGTTATCACAAGTAAACCCTATACTATCTGAGTTTGGTAATATAAGACGGATACAAAGAGAACAACAACAAGCGTTTGAAAAAGCCATGCTTGCTGAAGGTGAGAAGGCGTTTCAACTTGATCCGACAGGCATGACAGCACAATTACAAAGCTTTGAAAAACAAGCTAGAAGTCTTGCTGAAAAAGGAGAACTACCAGAGGAAGCTAACGCTATAAGAATGATCGGGGCGATGAGAGCTAAAGCTCAAGTATTAGCTAATAGAGATTATAGAGCTACTCTTTTAAACCCAGAACTACTACAACAAACCACCGATCCTGAAGTAGCTATATTAAAACAAAGAGAGCAGTTTCTGCAAAGAGAGGAGCTTCAATCGCCATTAGTTCGGGACTCCGTATTGGAGCATCTTTTTAAAGTAGAAGATGAATTTAGAAATAAAGTACAAGATAGATTAGACCAAATAGATATTGAAGACGGTCGTCGTAATTGGTTGGAATTAGGTAGAGATTCTATTAAACAAGCTATAGTAGGTGAGTTGGATATTAATGACCCTAGTGTAGTTAATTGGATAAATCATCCGGCTGGTATATTTAAAGATTCTAGGAAGTTTGCTTGGGATAATTTAATCAAAGAAGATTTAAAAGAAGGGCTAACTACAGGTGACTACACACCCACAGAGGTGCTAGACTTCGTAGAAGATTTAAGAGAGTTAGATTTAGGTGGTGGTATAAAGTTTGCAGACGCTGATACTGGAAATGCTATCAGTGATTTCGTTGGTTACGTTGAGGGTCGTAGAGCTACTTTAGAGAACAAAGCTAAGGAAGCAATCAACATACAATTTGAAGAAGTTAAGTTTGATGTAACTGATGTTTTTTATAAAGAAGTCAAAGATACGGGGAGCGTGTCAAAGGATACTTTAATGACTCAGATGGCTAGGGCTGTAGAATTAGTGCCACACCACAAAAGAGATCAGTTGATAGCTGATATTCAAGGAAGTTGGGCTAACGCTAATAAGTTAAGAGACGAAGCTACTAAAGTGGTGTTTGATGATTTCGTTAGAAACATTGAACAGGGTAGAGACCTAGACGTCGTAAAGGAGGAACTAAATAAAGCAGTAGATTCAGGCAGTATAACACCATCGGACTACGATAAGTTAAATACTAGATTAGAAAACTCCAGAGACTTCGATGTACAGGTTATTAAGAATCCTAGTTATATCGACTTAAAGAACTCATACGAAGAAATTATAACTGGTTTTAGGAAAGATAAAAAACTAACTGATGTCCTAGATCAAAACACAATAAAGAATTATTTTTCTACTATAACTTTAGATAAGGCAGAAACTGAAGCTGGGATGACAACATCTATATATGATCGTATAAAATCAAAAGTAGGTGAAGCTAAAGCCAAGATGTTTGTTAATAGACAATATAGAACTTTTGATAGGATATTAAGAAATAAGCTTGAAGTTGAGTTCAATAAACAAATTGGTTTAGGTAGAACTATTGAAGAAGCTAAAACTTACATACAGGAAAACCAAGACACCATAGCAGAAAAACAATTTGAAGGTTGGGTGAATGATTCTATTATCCTAGCACAAACAGTTTATCTTAAATAAAGCACATAATGGACGAAGAAGATAAAATTATCTCCGAAGAAGAAAAGCAGAAACTAACTAAAGAAGTTACTACTCCTATTCTTGAAGAGGCTGAACAACGCATGGTTGAGGGTGTACGTGCTCAGAAGCCTGTTAAGCCGCTCACTAGACAAGAACAGATAGAAGCTACACCTGAAGGCGTTATGCCCAGTAGACCTCGACCCGGTGCCCCTACTTCTGATAAAATACAACTTCCAACTACTTTACCAAAACACGGAGTAAGGGCGTTATATAATGAAGGTGAGCGTATTCTTGAAAGAGCTTCACAGATAACAAACTTACCTCCCGAAAGTCCATTTACTCACAGCATTGCACAGCGTTTAGCTAAAGGCGATCCATTCTCAACTGAAGCTATGGAGGATGCTAGGATTGAAACAATGAAGATGGTGAGGGCGGGTCTTATACCTAATCCTTATTATGAAGGTTTCACAGGTAAGATACAACAGGCATACGAAACTATAGCTCCATTAACAGTCGAGATAGGGATGCCCATGACACAAGCTATAGTTACATCACCTTTATTGGTATCGCCAGTGCCCGGTTCAAGGCCTCTTTATTTTAGTGCGTTGGGATTAAACTCTGGCGTAGCTAATATGTGGGCACAGCAGATGCGTATAGGATACGGACACCAAGATGAAACCTCGTATCAAGAAGCGGCAGCTGCAACTGCTTGGGGTATGGTTCCCGGTTTAGGACCAACTAAGAAGATGAGTGCTGCTGCTACTACAGTGCTTAGAGGTTTCGAGGGTGCTGTTATGGGAGCTGGAGAAAATTTAACACACCAAGGTCTTGAGATACTATACGGAAAAAGAGATGAAATATCAGGAACTGAACTTGCTTTGACTACAGCTGGTGGTGCTACTATTGGTTCTGTATTAGGTCGCTTAGAATCTGCTTTGGTTAAATATGATCCGAAAGAAAAACCAGCAGCTATACTTAGAAAAGCAATTAAGGATGAATTAAGAGGTGCTAAGAAAGAAGTAGCTAGATTAAAGAAAGCAGGTCAGAGACGTGGTTTAAAAGGACACGAAGAAAAGATTGCAAGCTTAGAGCAGAAGTTAGAATCACTCAGAGAACCGGAAGACAAAATACTGCAACGTGCTATCGATCAGTTAGAAGAGCAAGAGCAACAACAAGTAGAATCTTTTGAGTTATTCGCTAAAGAGTGGCAGGAAAGTAAAGCTGCTCAAGCACTGAAAGAGAGTGACGTACCACGAACCACGGAACAAGAGGGAGTATCTAAAGCGTTTCTTGAATATGATGAAAGCAAAAATCCTGAGTATATAGGGTCAATGCAGAATCCTCATTATAAAGCCGTAATGGTAGGTGAGGAAGGTTTTGAGTACGGTGCGTATATGAATGAGGCTGGTGAGATCATAGATTTAAGAGCAGATACGCCTATTCAAATTGATAAAACTTTAGAGAGGTTAGATGACGATCAGCTTGAAGAAGCACTTCGTGTAAAAAATAACGAATTAGAAGATTTAGAAAACTGGGAAGACGATAGTAAAATTCCAAAAGGCGATCTTGAAAAGATTATAGAACTACGTTCAGAAGTTGAAGCTTTTGAGTTAGAAGACTGGAGGCGTAACGTTGAATGGAGGGCTGAAGATTTAGTAAAAGACCCCGAAGCTATAGACGATCCATTTAACGATTTATTTGGTAAGGTATGGGATCAAGTTAAAATTGATAACGACATGGCTAATGTTAAAGTGGCTATGGCGTTTGAAGCTATAAAGAAGCACGGCTTAGAGAATCAATTTAAAGATTTTCTTAAAACACAGCAACGATCATTAGGTACACAAGTAGAAGCTGAAGACGCTGAGTTTCTGTTTAGAACTCAAATGGAGAAAGCTACGAATGCTTATAAAAAGTTTTCTCAACCACAACCAAAACCCGAAGCACCTGCTATTGAAGCTAAACCTAAAGCAGAAGAACCCGTTGTAGCTGAGAAGCCGGAAGCTGAAGTAAAACAACAAGCTAGAGAAGCATTAGATGACTTCATGGCTGGCGGTGGAACTCGTGAGGTTGATCCTGAGACTGGTAAGTTGATGGATACCGAAGACGAAATAAAAGCACGGCTACTCACTGATGACGCAGAAAAGCAAAGATTAGTAAATGCTGTACAGGATGCTATCAAAGAAGACTTAGAAAAAATAAAAGGAAGTCGTGAATCTCAGCTTGAATATTTATCTAAAGTACAAAGAGAGTTGGATCGTAGATTAGGTACTGAAGCTGGTGATGAGTTAGCTCTTGTATTAAACGCTTCTCAACTAAGCGATAACATAGAAGTAGCTGATGCTTTAAATGAGTTATCTATACAGATGACAGCTAACGGGGCTGTTATGGTTAAAGGTTTCGACGATTTATTAAAGCTTACTAGAGAAAAGAACTTTGATAATCCTCAAGAACTAAACGATGCAATGGTATCTATTCATAAACTGATACCACAAATGCTCGGCTGGAAGAAGACAGGTAGTGCTGCTGGTAGGTTGCTTCAATCCAGAAAATACACCAAAGATCAGCTGGAAGTTAAAATAGAGCAGCTTGAAACTGAGATGGAGGAAAACTTAGTAAGCAGTTTAAAAACTTCTAAGGATATGACTCCAGATGAACTAGATAAACAAGTAAAGACTTTCGGTGATATAGAAGCTGTAAAACGTTTACTAAAAGCAGTGCAACAAGCTGACGATGTAAGTGAAGTAAAAAAGATATTACTAGACCAACAACAAGCATTCCAAAGCCAAAGCTCTTTAAAGAAAAACTTCCAGCAAGGTAGTAACATATACACTAAAGTAAGAGATGTAGGGATGGATGTATTGTATTCAAGTATGTTATCTGCCCCCACTACTCTAATTAAAGTAGGTATAGGTAATGCTGTTATGTCTCGTTATAATTCTTGGATGGGTAAGGTAGGTGCTAAGTATATGGCTGTAGCTCCTTGGGCGAGACGTGGTATGACTAAGCAACAATTTGATGAGGCTTATAACTTTTGGAGTAGGGTAGCTTCTTCTTATGGGGAGTTTAATGACATAGCACTACAGGAAGCAAAGAAGGCATTTAAGTCGGGTATATCTGATTTAAGATCGCATTTTGAACGTGTGGGTGAATCAGCGTTATCAATGGAACGCACAGGTCTTTCGGGTGCGTTGGGACAGTCCTTAGAGAACTTAGGTCAGTTTATAGATGTACCGGGTAAGGCTATGGCTGCTGTCGATGCTAGATCAAGAATGAGGATAGCACACGCTATGACTAAGTCTAAAGCTGCTTACGATTGGCGTATGGCTAAGTTAAACGGTGAAGAGATGCCTGATAATTTTGATGAATACTATAAAGGTTTTTTAAATAAAGTATTTACCGAAGATGGCACACGCTTGATGACTGAAGACCAAGTAAGAAGACAAGCTGTTTTGAACGCAGAAAAAGAAGGGGTTAAAGCAGAAGATTTAGCTTCTTACATTGATAATTATGTACAAAATAATTGGGATAAATCCACTAGTAACTTTGTAGATTATGTTCAGCGTAATGTAAAAGAAATAACTTTCACAGATGAGTTAGGAGAGTTCGCTGAAATGAACACATTAGAAGTACCTGTTAAAGGTTTGGAAAATATGCTTAATACATTTCCGCTTCTCAAAACTATTCTCAACCCATTCCAAAGAACTGGTAGGAATATTATAAGGGAAGGTTTAAGTACTACTTCTGCATTAGCTGATGTGCCGGGATTAAAGAAATTCTCAGACAAAATTTGGTCTAAGACAGTACAGGATTTAAATAGTAACGATCCAATTATAGCTGCCCGTGCAAAAGGTAGGCAAATAATAGGTGCTGGTATAATAGCAACTGCTTGGGGTATGGCTGAAGCTGGGTTGTACGAAGGTATGATTTCCCAGAACTGGAAGAAAAGAGAGAACATACAAACAGGTACAGGATTAAACGATTATGAGTTAAGAATACCAGATGGTAAAGGCGGTGTTATAAGTCAGGACATAGCCGCACTAGAACCGTTTGCAACCGTAATGAATATAGTAGCAGATGCTCATACACTTTCAAAAGGTAGTATGGCTCAGAAAAGAGAAGCTATGTCTGCGTTAAACATCTTAGCTTTAGTTGTATCTAATAACATAGGTAATAAATCTTACTTTAAAAACTTAGGTGACGCATTGCAGTTGATTACAGTTACCAGCGAATCCGAAGAAGCTGTAGAGGCTAAACGTATGCGGTTACTAAAAGGTATGTTGGGTGCTGGTGTTCCTTCTGCTATGAATGCTATGTCTATGGCTACTGACGAGTTTAGAAGACGTAGTGATGATATACTTAAAATGCTCGCTAAAAGAATTGGAGGCATCGCTAAGGAAGTTCCTGTACATAGAGATATGTGGGGAGAACCACAGCAGTTGCATAAGACCGATAGAGCACAAGCTATTAGCTTAATAAATCCGTTCAAGCTGGGTAAACAACTGATGGACGTAGATGACTATGTTGTGCAGGATAAAAACGGTCTTAGAAGTTTTGATGCTAAGAAATTTAAAAGTATTATAGTAAACGAAAAAGACCCTAAGTATGACGCTAACACTGTACGAAACGCCGCTTGGGCTGTAGCTCTGGAGCTAGATGGAGAGTATCATTTCAATGGTGGTACTAGTATAAAGGACGGTATAGACTTACAGGAAATTATACACCCCGAAACAAGAATTGATGCTTTTGAGCGTTGGCAGGAGATATATAAGAATCAAAAGATTGATGGTTTAACGGCTCAACAAGCTACCGTTGCATTAGCTAGACAGTTAACTACTCCGACTAAATTAGACCCCAATAAAACACCAGAAGGGTTTAAGCAAGAAGACATAAGGTTATCTAAATTTAGAGAAGTATTAAATGCTTACAAAAAAGTAGCTTACGAAAAGATGAGGCAAGAGTATCCAGTGCTTCTCGATCAAGAAAGAGAACGTAAGATAAGGAATGCTCTTTTAGTTACTACACCTTCAGCTGAACAATTACAGAGAATAACGTCAGAAATGCCAGTCGAAGAGTACAAGAAAACGCAACCAGATACTAGGTTGAAAGAATTATTAAAGAAAACTCCTTACGCTCCCGTAACTCTTGCTGACTAAGGACTTGCTCTTCTCACTCAATAATTAATAATATACACTTAACATCATGGCTAACCCAGTAACTTATAGAGATTACGTAGCAACAGCTAATCAAACAGACTTTGCTTTTAACTTTCCATACCTCGAAGATGAACATGTTACGGTCGAGGTTGATGGTTCTCAGATTCTATTTACTGACTACGCTGTTGTTGTAGAAAGTAATGGAGATACATTGGTGCGTTTAAATGTCGGGGCTACTGCTGGCCAAATCATTCGAGTACGCAGGAAAAGCCAACCCGACCAAAACCTTGTAGACTTTGTAAATGGTTCTGTATTAACGGAATCGGAGTTAGACAGAGCGTATCTTCACAATCGTTATCTAGCTGAAGAGATCAGTGAGTTAAATGATAGTGCATTACAAGTAAAAATAGATGCGAACGGTAATAAATATTGGGACGCTCAAGGTTTTAAGATTAAGAATGTAGGAGACCCTGAACACTCACAAGATGCTGCTACTAAAAACTATGTGGACGGTACTGTATCGTCTATCGCTTTAGGTGTTGGATTAGTTCCTGACTTCAATAAGTTCACAGGCACAGGCACAGAGACCAGCTTTAATCTTTCATTTACTACCAACGGCATTGCTTCTTCCGCTATACTTGTAACCATTGATGGTGCAGTACAAGACCCTAGTGACTATACAATAGTCGGTGGAATATCAGCCGGAGCGGATGAAGTACAATTTATTACACCTCCCCCATTAAACTCAGAGATACTTGTTATTGAGCGTGGGTATAAAACTAAAAGAGAAATACCCGATGAGTACGATTGGGGAAGTGTAGTAGGAGACACAGTTACCGCTACTTATACATACGGTAAAATCGCTTAAAACATTAAACACATAAAAAAATAAAAATAAAATGGCTATATCGGTACAATTAAGAAGAGGAACCTCGACCCAAAACAGCTCTTTTACGGGGTCTGTCGGAGAAGTTGTTTACACCACAGATACTAAAGATTTATATGTTCACGACGGGACGACACAAGGCGGAAAACTCGTCGGCGGAGGGGCTGCAAGTATAGCTGACGGAACGTTGACTGTTGCTAAAATGTCGTGGCTCGGAACCGTTGACGAAGCTCAAAATAGTATTACTAGTATATTATCCAAACAATCGGACGGTGATTACGATAGCGTCACTCCAAGCGGTGATGTTTCAATGTCTCAAGCAGGTTTATTTACTATAGCAACGGATGCTGTTACTACAGGAAAGATAGACAACGATGCAGTCACAGCTGCAAAACTAGGAGCAGACACCGGATACCAAGTTTCATTAGGGAACGTATACATAGACTTCGGATTTATCGTATAATATTACCATCATGGCAAACATAGAAGTAAAACTTAGAAGAGGGACTGAAGCCGAGCACGACACGACTAGCGGTGGTTTTACCGGAGCGGAAGGCGAAGTAACAGTAGATACCACAAACGATACTCTTAGAGTACACAACGGGTCAACTGTTGGTGGTATTCGTTTAGCAAAGCTTAGTGAAGTTTCAGCTGGAGGTGGAGGTACAGTAACTTCAGTAGGAACCGGTGCAGGACTGACAGGTGGTCCTATTACTACAAGTGGTACACTTAGTATTGCAGATGATGGCGTAGGTCCAGATCAGTTAGCTAACACTTCCGTTACTGCTGGTTCTTACACAAACACTAATTTAACAGTAGATGCTCAAGGACGTATTACAGCTGCAAGTAATGGCACGTCTGGCTCTTCGGTTACTAAGTACTCAAGCGGATGGTTTAACAACACTACAGGACTAGCTAACGGGGGTACTTATACTTTCACACATAACTTAGGAACTAAAGATATAAATGTTACCTTATGGATGGCTACAGACTCATCAGGTTCTAATCAAAGAGAAGTTAATTTAACTCTTAGGTGGACAGGTTCAGTTAACTCTGAAGGAGGTGGTCAAATACTTAATGTATCAACAACTCAATTAACGGTGCAATTAGCAGAGCAAGGTTGGTTATATTTAGATAGCAACGGAGACTGGCAAAACGGAAACTGGGGAACGACCCATACACACATTAAAACAGTAGCTATCGGATAACGATGATCGAATCTATCTCTAGCTTTCTTAACACCGCTCTGGTCGTCGCTCTTGGCGTGATCGGGTGGATTATCAAACGCATGATCGAACGATTAGACCTTGGAGATAAACGACTTACGAAGATAGAGGTGGAGTTGGCTGCACAGAGAGAGCGGGATGCTGCTGTTGAAAGTAGGATCGGTAAAGTAGAACAAGCTATCAACGAGATGCACGGTAAGCTGGACCGTATGATGGAAATATTAATGAGGAAGTAATTATGCCAAAAGGATTATATTACAACATGAACAGAAGGAAAAATCTCGGTATTAGCCGTAGCAAGAAGAAGTCTACCATTACACCTAAAGCTTACGCTAATATGAAGCGTGGGTTTCCTAAGAAATAAGATGGGTGTCTCGTTGTCTATAGGTAGAGGCGAGAAGTCTCGAAAAGGCGGGCTTACTGCTAAAGGTAGACGGAAGTACAACAGAGCTACTGGTTCTAACTTGAAAGCTCCTCAGCCCGGCGGCGGTCCACGTAAACGTTCCTTCTGTGCTAGGATGTCTGGCGTCAAAGGACCGATGAAAGATAGTAAAGGTCGTCCGACCCGTAAGGCTTTAGCTTTGCGTAGGTGGAAGTGCTAACACATGGCTAGACCGTACAGAAGACCTCGTGTTGTTAGACCGAGTCCATTAATCGCTCAATACAATACACTTGGAGCAGTGGCTGCGGGAAGTGCGACGGAAGCGGTAGCTACGGCAACGGCTGCTAAAGCAGTGACAGATTCCATTACAGCTGACCCAGACGTTATCGGATTGAGTGGTGGTAATGCACCGTTGAGTGACCCACAGATTGATTCTTTAGGAGCAACTGCTAGTGATAACTTAGATGTTTACGAAGGAGGAGGAGCATAACAAATGGCTACATTTAGTAAAAGAATACAACTTAGAAGGGATACCCCCAGCAATTGGGCAGCCACCAACCCCGTGCTTTTAGAAGGGGAGATAGGTCTTGAATTGGATAGCAGTCGTAACAGGATGAAGATCGGAAACGGGACGGATGCTTGGAATGATTTACCGTACTTCTTAGATGCACACGAGGAGGAAGTTGGTGATTATCAAGACTTTATAGATGGATTAAATACACCGTAGAGAGATGAGCAGTTTACTTACACAGTTAGGTCAGAAGGTTAAAGCCAAGCTTGATAACAAGTTTGATAAGTCCGGAGGCTTGATTAGTGGTTCGGTAAATATATCACAATCTCTGCAAATTGGATCATACGACGGCGACAATCTACCAACCATAGGAACTTCTGGAAGGATAATATACGTTACAAACGGGAACTCTGGTAGTCCATGTTTAGCTATAGATGATGGATCGGATTGGAAGGTAATAGCTCTAGGGAATACAGTAAGTACTGCTATACATCTACTTACAGAAGCTAGTGATTCTTTAATAACAGAAGCTGGGGATGTGTTAGTAACTGAGGATTCTTGACACCTATTATCCTAGCTTATACTCTTTATTCACACAAATTAACCTCAAACAGAAAGTATATATATTATGTCTAGTTTGCTTACCCAATTGGGTCAAAAAACAAAAGTAGAGCTTGATAAGAAGCTTGCCCTCGCAGGTGGAACAATGACTGGGGCTTTGACCCTCAGTGGTGCTCCTACCTCTTCCCTTCACGCCGCTACCAAAGCATACGTTGATTCAGTATCTTCAACTGCTTCTGGTCTTCAAACTGAACTTGACGCTACTCAAGCTGGTGCTGGTTTAGGTGCTAACGGTGCTTACACAGCTAACGGTTCTGCCAACTACATCAGTTCGGTAACGACCCTTCAAGCTGCTGATAACGCTCTTGATGCTCAGTTAAAGACTGTTGCTGACGCTGTTGCTTCTAACGACTCCGACATTTCTTCGCTGCAGTCCAGCGTATCCACCAACTCCAGCGACATCAGCACTCTTCAGTCTAATGTTAGCTCCAACGATAGTGACATCTCGACTCTCCAGTCTAATGTTTCTACCGCTCAGTCTGACATCTCCACTCTTCAATCGAACGTAAGCTCGAATGATTCGGACATCAGCACTCTTCAAAGCAATGTATCCAGCAACGACACTGACATCAGCAATCTGCAAACTCAAGCTGGTTCCCTCGCTGCCGACGGTAACTCTGCTTCGTTCAGCGGAAACATCAGTGCTGCTAATGCTACGTTCTCCGGTAACTTGACTGTTAATGGTACGACCACTTCGGTTAACACCACCAACATCGACGTTACTGACAGCATCATGAACCTTTCTAAAGGTGCTGGTTCTAGTACTAACGCCTCGAATGACGGTGGTTTCATCGTTGAGCGTGGTTCTTCCGAAAGCAATGTTGCATTCATCTGGGACGAAGGAGACGACAAGTTCAAAGTCCTTAATACCTCTGCAACTGCTGCTGCTACTGACATCTCCTCGACTGACGGATCGGCTACTGCCGCTAAGTTCGACGCTGACCTATACCATAACGGTACTGAGTTAGGAACAGTCGCTGAGTTCGAAGCTGCTTTAAGTTAAGAGTTTAGCTCATCCATCATTAAGGGGCGGTTCTTCGGAGCCGCCTCTTTTTGTTTACAAAGATAACAACAATGTTATACAATAAATATTATGCTAAGCCACGAAGAGGGGAGTAAACTACATGACAAGGTAGCTAAAGCGTACAAAGATAGTATTGATCTGATGCACGCTGAAGGAGAGTTCAATGCAGCGATTTTAAATGGAGCAAGACAATTTTTGAAAGACAACTGCGTTTTAATGGACTCTGGAATAGGTACGCCTTTAGAAGACTTAAACAAAACAATCAAAGTACCGTTTGGCGACGAATACGAGAGAGATGCAGCTGAAGCTTAATCTGTTTGAAGATAGCCTAGAAAAATACAGGCGTGGTAAAGGTTTTAATCAAAAATTATTACAGACTGGAAAACCTAAAGGAACATACAAAAGACTAGACCCTCACCCTAATGTAGAAGGTTTGTTTTACTTTGGTTATCGTAACGGTATAGAATCATGGGTTGAGTTAGAATCTATTAAAAGACATCAAGCTATAATGTCTAAATACAACCAAAAAGAAGAAGTAAGAGAGAAAGCACGTGTAGCACAAAGAAAATACCGTAATACGGATGAATACAAAGAATGGATAGTTGAATATAATAAATCGGAAAAAAGGAAGGAAACCTTACGGAAGTACCAGTCTAGTGAAAAAGGTAAAAAGGTTAAGGATCGTTTCAAGAAAAACAATAAAGATAAGATTAAGAAATATCGTGCTGAATATAAGAAATCAGACAAGGGTAAAAAATCAGCTGCTCGTCACAGAAAAACCGAAGGATACAAGAAGTCACAGAAAAAATATGTAGAAAACAATAAAGATAAAATTAAAAAATATTGGGCTGAATATAGACAGTCTGATGAGGGCAGAGCAAAAAGAGATGCTTATAGAGCAAAGCGGAGAGCTGTAAAAGCTGAGTTAATTAAAAATCTAAATAAAGAAGAAGAAATTATTATTAAACACTTTTTCGATTATAGGATAAGACTACAAAACAAACTAGGAATAGACTTTCATGTAGACCACATTGTACCATTATCCAAAGGAGGGCTACACCACCCTATGAACCTACAGGTTGTACCTGCTAAATGGAACCTCAGTAAAGGAAATTTTAACACCGAGAGATGGCTACCAAACGGAATGTAACAGTACCACCACAGTTTAGGGACTTTAGAAACTTTCTATTCCTAGTCTGGAAACACCTTAACCTCCCTGATCCTACCCCGCTTCAATACGATATAGCGGAGTACTTGCAACACGGACCTAAGCGGTCTGTTATTATGGCGTTCCGGGGAGTAGGTAAGAGTTGGATAACATCAGCCTTTGTAGTACATCAGCTACTGCTGGACCCAGCTAAGAACATACTTGTTGTATCTGCATCTAAGAATAGATCGGATGACTTTTCTACCTTTACCCTTCGTATCATCCAAGAGATTCCCATATTAAAAGGATTAAAGCCATCAGAGAACCAACGGTTCAGTAAGATAGCTTTCGATGTAGGACCAGCTCCTGCGTCTCACGCTCCCTCTGTTAAGTCCCTTGGTATATCATCACAGCTCACAGGTTCCCGTGCAGACATCATCGTAGCGGACGACGTAGAGGTAGCTAATAACAGTGCTACTCAAGGAATGAGGGATAAGCTGGATGAACAAGTAAAGGAGTTTGACGCTATCATTAAACCCTTAGACTCCTCCCGTATCATCTTTCTTGGTACTCCTCAATGTGAAGACAGTATATATAACAAACTTAGAGAGAGGGGCTACAAGAGCCGTATATGGCCTTCAGAGTATCCAGACGATACAGAGGCTACAAACAACTACGGAGGCGATTTAGCACCCCTTATAGCGGATAACATAGCTTCTGATACAGTAGGTACTTCTACAGAACCCTTACGGTTCACAGACTTAGACCTTGAAGAACGTAAGATGAGCTACGGTCGTACCGGATACGCCTTACAGTTCATGTTGAATCCTAAGCTAAGCGATGCTGATAGATACCCACTAAAGATTAACGATCTGATTATATCTGATGTGGATGTAGACCTAGCCCCTGAGAAGATTGTGTGGTCCAGTGACCCGGATAATACGGATCGTGAGCTACCAAATGTCGGATTGGCGGGGGATCGATTTAGACGTCCCTCTTCCACTGTAGGAGATATGATACCGTACAGCGGCTCTGTGTTATCTATTGACCCATCAGGGCGTGGTAAGGACGAGACAGGGTACGCTGTGGTAAAGATGCTTAATGGACAGTTGTACGTACCCAGTGCTGGTGGTATAAAAGGTGGGTACGAAGAAGGGACCCTTAAACAACTGGTAGCTATAGCAAAGGATAACAAAGTTAATATCGTTGTTATAGAGTCTAACTTTGGAGACGGTATGTTTATGGAGCTGATTAAACCGTTGTTTCGTACCACTTACCCTGTAACTATAGAAGAAGTTAGACATAACAAACAAAAGGAACTTCGTATCGTTGATGTAATGGAACCTGTACTTAACGCTCATCGTCTAGTTGTTGATCCTAAGGTTATAACAAATGATTACAGATCAGCTTTAACTTATCCTATAGAACAACAAACCAGATATATGTTAATGTATCAGCTATCAAGGATAACAAGAGATAAAGGATCACTGGTACACGATGACCGTCTTGACGCTCTATCAATCGCTGTTGGTTATTGGACGCAGCAGATGGCTGCTAATGCAGACCAATCGATGGTTGATAGACAACAAGAACTTCTTCATAAGGAACTACAAGACTTCACTGATAGCTTCTATAAAAGAAGCAACAGCTCTAAAGCGGTCCTTTGGATGCAGTCGTAGTCGCTATTGCTCGCTTCGCTCATCAATAGCTCTTAATAACAAACCTTTTATAGCTATACCTTGTAATCCTAAAGTTATACTTTAAATCTGTTAGGTCTACGTCTGTAGACACACCTATCCTTAAAAGACCTATTTAAAGATCACGTTATCAATCTGACAGTTTAGAGGTTATTGCGAAAGAACGGAGTATGAGCAATAATAACAACTGATATATTGATATGATGGAGCTGTAGTGTTTGTAAGGGAATGTTATGTAACGAAGTGGAATAAAATAGCTACAACAAGCGTCAGCTAATGTAACCTCTGTTGATGCTATTGCTTATT